AGTGGGAATATGACTTTCATCTGTGGGATAGCCAACACTTGTAAAGCCCAGGGGATTGTCTTTGAGTTTACACACAATGGTTTTCATACCATCTACAATGGCCATACTATAGTTGTCGCCATGCATACGGCGCATGTTATTCCAGTTCATTGCCGCACGTACATGCCCTGGCATGTTGGCTTTACCTAGGCGTTCTTCTTCCTTGCTGTACTTGGTCAAGTTGTTAACACGTTTAGGTGTACCTTTTTCCCAAGCTGGACGCTCTGTAAATACCAATTTAAACTCGCGCACTTTGTCAATAATAGCTTCACGGGTAGCGCCAGTTAAGGTATCTAACAAGATTTCACTTAAGAAGTCTTGAATAACCTTAGGAGTATCACTGCGTTTTAAGTCTAGTCCCATGGCTTTTACTTTACCTGGATTACTGTGTGTATCTAGACGCTTGCCTTCCATGTCATAGATCAGTACAGCATAGCGTTTCTTCTTAATAAACAAGCCTTTAAGTGCTACTAGTTCACGCCCACCTTTGATAAGCTCGCCTTGCTTGCGTGGAGTATGGAAAGCACGCTCACAAAATGCTGGAAAACTTTCATTGACTTGATCAGCAATAGTATCATACAAGCCCACAGCGATGTCTTTGTTCCATTCCATACGACCCGCTTCAACGTCTGCTTTGACCGCAGGCCAAGCTGAGAAGTAACATGAGTCAGTATCACCATAGATAATTGCTTCACCTACGTGATCATATTTGCCTGTGATACATTCATTTATGTAGGCATCCATGTGTTTGGCAATGGTACGACCGGTAAGGGTAGTGGATTGTCCAATACGCTTATCAAAGAAACGACAACCAGGATTAAGAATAGCACCATACAAACTATTAAGGTTAATCTTCTTAACCAATTGGCGCTTGTCCCAAAATGCTTTGTCTTCATCTGTAGTTGCCTCTTTCTTTTTAGCCTGCATGTCTTGTCGTTCAGCATACCAACGTTCTAGCAAGCCTGGAACGACACCTTTGCGTTCATTGTTAAAAATTGTACCGTTGGCTGATAGGATCCAAGGTTTATTGCTGTCAAATATCAATCGCCAGACATCTGCCGCACTGAGCACATCGCTGGTACCATTGGCCCAATCTATAGTTATTTCAGTACCTGGTTCCATATTCATAACGGCAGTGTATTCTAAACTGCCGAACATGTTTTCCCATGCGTCAGCAAAACTGCTGCCTGCTGTTTGTTTTTCTTTGATATAGTGTTCAGTCATCACAGGGCGCAGTTGTCCTATGATAGTTTCTGGACCCATGTTCAGTGCGCGAATCGCTGATGGATACAGTGAGTTGATGTCGATAGCACCAATGTAGTCATGCATGCCTGCTTTAGGGGTCGCCACATAAGCACCTGCGGCCTGTGTGTCGAAACTTTCATCACGGTTACGATTTGGTACTACCATACCCAGTTGATGTGCCTCATTGATGATAGCCTGTTCGGTGACTGCTACAGCACCCATGGTAGTTTGTAACAATACTGTGTTGTCATGTGCTAGTTCATTGGCTAGATCTAAGAAGCGTAGTTTCTTATCTAATTTAGCCAGTAGTGCGGTATCTTGACGGTTATACTCAATAAACTTGGGAAAGTCTTGATTGTATAATTGATCTAATGTACCTTCATACTGTGTTTTGCGTTCATCTAATTCATATTCAGCGATAGCATCTAAGCTGTAACTATGACGTTCTTCATAGGTATACTTGCGATACAGTTGCATATAGTCCATGTGTACACGACCAATCAAATCAAATGTCATATTGGCCGCACCAAAACGTTCAAACTCACGCTGTTTAGGAAACTGACCCCATAAACAGAAACGTCTAGTGTCGTCTTTGCTTAATACACGATTAGTACGCTGTACCATATAAGGAATATCAAAGCCCTCACTGTTCCAACCTGACAATATATCAGCATCATCAATCAAGTCTAAGAACGTTTTAAGCAAGTCTTCTTCACGAGCCATCAAGAAACAGTTGTCATACTTCTTGGCTATCTCTTCTGCTGTTTCCCAGCTCATGCTCTTAGGGGGAATCACCATGGTAACTAATTTATCTAGCCAATCTAGATATACTGATACCGCGGTGATTGGATTGAATGGATCTTCTGGTTTACTGAACCCTCTGACTGGGTCAAAGTTTACTTCAATGTCAAAGAATGCTGTTTGTAATTTGGGAGATTTCTGTCCAAGATAGTTTTCTTCTAGGCAACGGAACACAGGATTGATGTCACTTTCCCATATCTTCTTACCTGAATTTATTTTGAGTTCTTTATGGAACTCTTTGCCTATGCGTGTGCTGAATCTACTGACTGGTGTGTCATAGATAGTACGGAACTTACCACGAGGATCATCGTAGTAAAAGGTATAGTTGGCTGGATATTCTTTGTATTCTCTTTGTCCATTTACACGCTCAACGATGTAAATGCGATCTTTTGTTCTATCGAACAAGGCATCTATGTAACTCATCTTTTTCCTTTTTGTGCGACTTCTAGCTCACACACACTCTACATGCCCAAGGTGGGCGTATTAATTATAATAACACTAATACTCTATAAAATCCTACACTGTCGATTAAAAATAATGTTAACGTAGTCATCAATAAACCAAAACTACCGCGGCTGATTGATGTGAATACACTAATGCTTAATGCTACAAATATGATCGGATATACAATCAACCAATTGGTATAAGGCACAGTTAGGCTCACTGCTAATGATATTACTAAATTTAAAATCCAATTAGTAACTTCTAAACATAATCTAATTGGATGACTGTGCCAATCATCTTGAATAAATTTGGCAGTCCTGTGCCAATCAATCAAAGCGTACGACCAACGGTTTCTAAAATGTCTGTTAGTGTTTCGTGGTCTTGGTTAGTTTCACCCAATTTAGATTTTTGAGCGATCTTGATGGCTTTCTTTAAGATAGCTGGTTTGATTTGTAATTCTTCTGCGATAGCTTTTACAGTATCACTGAGACCTGCGTTTAAATCTTCAATTTCAGTTAATACAGCAATACCCTCATTAACTAATTGAGTCAATTTACTACGTTGTTCTGAACTGAACATTTTTGATGCCATGTTATATCTCCCTGATAATTGATAATTTCTTTTTTGCTTCTCTTAGTTTAGCAGATTCTGCCATCTTTTTCCTAGTCTCTTTGGTAAATTTTCTACCTTTTAATTTACTTGAAATTTTTTGTCTTTTGATTGGGTCTGCTTCTCTAAGTCTGGCAGCCTTTTTATAATTTTGTTTAATCTCTTCAGAATATTTTTTACCCTTTGTATTTGAAGGTTTTCCAATTTTAGCATCAGATAACTTTTTGCTGTGTTCTGCAGACGGGGATTTACCAAACATAGGATTATTTTTACCTTGTTTTGCTAATGATAATTTCTTCTTAGTTTCTTCACTATAAATTCTTCCTGTTGAAGATTTGCGCCTTAACTCTCTCATATAGGTTGCTTTTTCAACTCCGTATATTTCCTCATACGTTCTGCCCTTTTTGATTTTAGACCACTTATCTTTAGTTTCTTGAGTATGAATGGTTCCTGCAGCACCTTCGCCACCATCTGATATATTACATAAACATCCAGTACCATCTATTAGTTTACCATAAGATTTAATTAATTCTTTTTCTAACTTCCATGCTTGTTCTTCAGTTAAGTTGTCTTTAACTCGTTTAACGATATAACCGTGTTTATTAGCAATATTTTTCCAAAAACGATTTCTATATGTTGAAAGGTCTCTTTTATTTTTACCTTTTCCTATATAAAACGGTAATCCATTTTGGTCATCAGATTTGTAATGAGCGTAAACAAAATACATAGATAGTTCCTTACTAGTTGTATTTATTTAGCTTATTGACTAATTTATTCTGCATTTTCTGAGTATTCTTGTGGCAGTTTGGAATTGGTAAGCCAAATCGTCAAACAAATCTTCTGGTGGACGTTCAGCGTAAGCACGTGATACATAAGCCATCTGTCCCATATCACTGTAGTAGACTTCTGTGGGCCAACGATGTCGACCCCATTCCATGCTGTTGATCAGCAGGCATTCATCACCTACATTTTTGAGCATTTCCTTTTTGGCTTTAACTGGAAGATTGACGCTGGTTAATAATTTGACACCCACTGGTACGGTGTTAACTTTGGGCTTATCCATATAGTGAGCGAATAAGTGGACAATGTATGCTTCTAGATCGTGTTCCAAATTAACAGTAAGCTCGCATTCTGCTCTGCGAACTAGATCATAGGACTCCTTGACATAGGCTTCCCAATTGGTCACGGATTATATTCTCCAAAATTGTCTGAGATGTTCTAGGGTTTTAACGAAATCGTCTTCTTCGAAACTGGCTTCTGCACTATCAAATGCTCGTGCTCTGGCATCATAAACGCTGCTGGGGATCTGTTCATCATCATAGTCATCTGCTAGCGCATCATGTGTATATTCCATAGCCCAGGTTAAGTCTTGTTCGTCAGCCTGTAGTGAAGATAATATACGTTTTAGGCGCTTGCTGATTAAGTGTTCATAGCTTGTTATATTATTACCATGTTCTACGCTTTCGCAGTTCCAGCGACGGCGTGCTTTACAGATAGCTTTATTGGGAGTCTTTTTGCAGCTGATATTATGCATCTTCATCTGTCCACGGCTGCG